AATAGTCTACTTATAACAAGATTTGAAGGGGATGCAGGAAACGATGTAAAGAGGGACTTGTTTCTTGTAAGGAATGAAAATGGTACTGATTGGACTACAGCAAATGTGCATGACTCAATAGGTATTGATAATAGTTTTATAACCCCTAGAACAAACACCAAAACATGGTGGGAACGTGACCCACATGCAGGAAGTCAGGCTTGGGGTAATGCAGCTACTACTGGAATGACTTTATCAAGTACAGGTGATTTAGGTGTTACAGGTGACTTAGACGTTACTGGAGCAGCTACTGTTACTGACCAAGCATATGGAGCATCATGGGACGGAAGTACAGAAGTTCCTACCAAGAATGCTGTTTATGATAAAATAGAAAGTATTTCAAACAATGGAAGTTTCACACCAACTATAACAACCACAGGAGGAGGGGCTACTTATACTTATGGTGTTCAATATGGAAGATATTCAGTAAATGGAGATGCAGTAACTATAGCAATTGACTTATCAAATATAATAACCACAGGAACTCCTTCTGGGCGAATTAGAATTACAGGTCTTCCATCAGCAATACTACCTGTAATGATATGTGTGTTAAATGTAAGAATATATGGGGCTGATGTTAATTTTTATTCAATACATGCACTAGTATACTCAGGTAAAGACTATATTGAAATAGAAACGCAACAAGCTTTAGACAACAACAATGCTTTCGGGTACTTAAATGCAATATCGTCAACAACAAGTTGGATTAATATTACTGGAACTTATATAACTGCTTAATACTCTTTTGGTGTTTTGATTAATTAGTTGTACCTTTGCATAGAATTAAACGTTTAATATAAAATCAAATTAGAAATGGAACAAAAGTTAGAACAATTAACAAAAGTAGTTCGTTACGCAGGTCTTAATCTGACTCCACAAATCCTTCAAGTTATCTTGGATAAGAATGTGGTTATTCTTGTAAACAAGCTATCAGCTAAACTAGACGAGACTCCCAACTTAGCTTTGGAAGACATTGATGGTATCATTGCTGAGATTCAAGCTGCTGCTCAAAGAGAGGCTGATTCAATAGCTGTTGCAGATGCTAAAGTTGCCAAGAAAGCACCTAAGTTAGAAAATGCATAATGAAGTCAATACTTAAAACAATAGGAATACCCTTACTGCTAATAGCGGTAGGGGTTGTTATTAGTATTTGGTTTAGTAAACCTTCGGGTGTAGTATCTTCGGAGATTATAACCAAAAGGGACACCATTTACGTATATGTTACAGACAGCGTTCCTTATGCTATTATTGATACCGTGAGAGTGAAGAGCGAACCAGTTGTTATTAGAATACCATCCAATACTCCAATATACTTGGACACTATTTCATTCAGAGATGTACCAACAACAAGATATACAGGTCAGGAAGTCTTGAGTAATGGTACGATTGATTATACAATCTACGCAGATAGTCTACAAGCAACAGCCTTTAAACTAACGACTAAGGATAAGACAATAACAAATACAATAACTGAAAAGATAACATTACCTCCAATATCAAGGCTGTACTTATCAGGGGGATTAAACTCAACAGTTAACGATATAAATATCAATTCAGCCTCAATAGGTCTTATGTACAATAGAAGGCAGAAGTGGGGGGTTGGTTTAGAACTAACACAGGATTTAACAGGGTTGCTACCTGCAAGTCAGCAGACCAGTATAGGCTCAAGAGTCTACATTGGATTATAATAAACAGTTGTTAGAATGCCAGACATACGTACTAGTGGCGTACCAGTCTACCTCTTTTGCTAAACCCTGCCCTCAACGGTAGGGTTTTTTATTTGTATCTTTGTTGTATTAACATAAAATATAATAAAATGATACGAAAGATTTCAATAGGTATCGACTATAAGGATGCCATGCATTACAGTCTCAACCAAACCTTTGGTGGAATGGCGATTGTAGCAATTAAGCAAATAAACCCATCACATTACGAGATTTGGATTAAGAACACCGACAAGGAACTTCTGTTGTGGAAGCAGATTGTGAATGTGCCTGTCGTTGTTGAGATGGATTTAAAAGCCTTTGGATAATGCAAGCACCTCAAAGTTTCATAATTACTCCGAAACACAAGAGATACAAAACTGGTAAAGAGATGGGGGATGTGGTTTTCGAAACCGTAACCTCTATTGAAGATGCTAAGGATGTATCTAAGGAAGGTGTTGTTGTGGCTGTTCCAATGAACTACACAGGAGAGATAGAAGTAGGTGATGAGGTAATCATACACCATAACATCTTTAGGTCTTATTACAATCAACACGGTAAGCTAACTTATGCACGAGCGCATCTCTATGATGATTTCTTCCAAGCTATACCCGAAGAGGTATTCCTCTACAAGAAGGACGGTGAGTGGAAAGCTAATCTAAACTTCTGCTTTATAACACCAGTACGTGTTGATGAGGACAGCTTACTTGACCAAGACCTAGAACACACAGGTAATGTATTTGTATCAAACGAACACCCTAAAGATATGAAGATTGGTTTTACACCAGATTCAGAGTATGAGGTATGGGTGGACGATAAGATGTATTACAAGATGAGTGACAATGATGTCTGTCTATACATGACAGAATAAATGAAAAGAAAATCAGCAGGTGGATTCATCTGATTAAAAGAGAAGATATGATTGGTCTGTCGAGCGATATCGAGTTTGCCATTAAAACCATACTGGATGGTCTTGAGTTTAAAATCAATGTAGACGACATTGAAGACGACAAGATTAGACGAGTAATGGATTCTAAGGTTGATTCATTCAAGTATTCAAAAGAGTTATTGGATAAATGGGTGAACTCACCTAATGCGCCCTCTGACGATAAGTTAAGGCAATATATAGTAAGACTTGTCGCAGCAGGCGATATCTCCTTAGACACGCTTAGAATGGCTCTACGTAAGGTTATCGCCTACGAAGAACTAGACGAAACCAGATACTCGGAGGCTATTAAGGCTAAATCAACGATATTACAGTATATCACGACACTTGACAGTAACTTAATGGAGTTGCGTGTACAGGTGGAGGCTGATAAGTTTTCATTATCGGAGAGGGAGTTCAAACTAGGTTACCCAGAGAGATTTGCTAGAGGTGATTTCTACCCTATTGAGAAGTACCATAAAGAATGGCACAACAGTACTGATGACGCTGTTATGTTGTGTCCTAAAGGAACTAAAGGAGAAATCATAGAACTTGATGGTCTTAAGGTTCAATTACCTAAGAAACCTGCTAAGAAAGATATTTTATTCTCAGATTTACCTAAATCAGAACAATATTGGAGAAGACAAGACGAACCACAAGGGTTAAACCCAGATAGTGAGGAAGCATTCTCCGAACACATATACGAGCAATACCGCAGGCGTAGAGAAGGCGTGTGGTTCATGAACAATGGCAAAGCTGTGTACCTGACTGGTGACGCATGGTTCGCTTTACAGCATTGTAAGATGCGTGATAATGGTGATTACATGGACTTCCGTGAGGCACAAACGAATATGTTCTACTTTATCAAAGCATGTATGTTAGACCCAAGATGCCTAGGACAGCTATTTGTCAAGTCCAGACGTACAGGATTTACGTATATAATGATTGCAGTAATGATGAACCACGCTACATCCACACGTAACGTTAACATTGGTATCACATCCCAGAGTGATGAAGATGCCAAGAAAGCATTTATGAAGTTCTCTTATATGTTCCGAAACCTGCCATTCTACTTTAGACCAGTAGTTAGAGGTGCTGCTGATTCTGAGAAACGAATAGAGTTTGCACTTCCACCAGATAGGAGTAAAGCTAGTAAGCTAGGTAGAAAGAACAAAGGAGTTGATTACTTGAACACTATTGTGGATTATCAACCAACAAAGGATGGTTCTTATGATGGTCAGAAGATGTATATCTACTTAGGAGATGAAGCCTCTAAATGGAAGAAACCTGCTAACTATCTAAACCATTGGGGTCGTATTTCACCTACATTTGATGAAGGTGGTATGGTTGTGGGTAAAGCCTTTATTGGTTCTACTGTTAACCCTATGCGTCAAGGTGGTGAAGAGTTTAAGAAACTATACTACTCTTCTATTTTGGAGAAAAGAGATAAAACTACAGAAAGAACACCATCAGGGCTATACAGCTATTTCTTACCTGCTCATAAGAACATGACCAAGTTTACCGACAAATACGGTAAGTGTCATACTGGTAAACCTGCTAAAACTACGCATAACGTTCACGGTCAGGAGATTAAGAGAGGTAGTATTGAGTTCCTAGAGGCTAGACGAAAAGCTAAGAAGAAAGAGAGCGAGATTCAGTACAATGAAGAACTACGTGCTTTCCCAATGACAATCCTTGAAGCATTGCGTGATGAGGCTAAAGGAAACATATTCTCTATTGAGAAGTTAACGGAGCAGATTCAGTACAACGAGACACAGGTTATACTAGACCATCACGTTACAAGAGGTAACTTCATGTGGAAGGGTGGTGTCAAGGACAGCGAAGTAGTCTGGTATCCTGACCCAAATGGTAGGTTCTTGGTTACTTGGTTGCCAGATGAACACATGCGTAACAAGAGGACAATGAAGAACGGTGTATGGCATCCAGAGAATAGTCACATTGGCTGTTTCGGAGCAGATACATACGATATCTCTGGCACGGTCTCTGGTAAAGGCTCTAAGGGTTCTCTGCATGGTGTGACTGGATTTACTATGGAAAACGCACCATCTAATATGTTTTTCCTAGAATATATCAATAGAACAGCTTTAGCTGAGATATTCTTTGAGGATGTGTTAATGGCTTGTGTGTTTTATGGTATGCCAATTCTAGCTGAAAATA